GCCGCCTCGATGTGCTTGGCGGCCGTCATGGGCAGCTTCTTGTCGCCCATGCGAGCCCCCGCCCGGGAGAAGGGCGGGTTCATGATGACGACGGTGGGCTTCACCCGGTCGGGGAGAATGTTGTCGATCTGCTCGGCGTCCTCCTGGAACACCTCGCCGTCCTTGCCGATCAGCTCCTTGAGGAGGGCGGCGCGACGGTCGGAAAGCTCGTTGGCGACGATCGTGACGCCGGGCCGCGAGGCGGCTGCCACCAGCGAGCCGGTGCCGGCGGACGGCTCGAGAACGGCATCCCCAGAACGCACGTTCGCAGCATAGGCTGCGGCCAGCGCATAGGTCGGCGGTGTCGAGAACTGCTGGAAGGCAACCTGCTCCTCGGAGCGCACAGTCTGCGTCGGCAGGCCGGTCAGGAGCTTGTCGAGCGCCTTGAATGGTCCGTTCCAGTCCAGATCCATCGGGGTGAGGCGGTAATCCCAACTCCCCTTGACGGCCAGGTTGACCGCCAATTCCAGGGCGTCATAGGCGTCCTTGCGGTCGAACTTCCCTTCCGCCAGGGTGCCGCCGTAGGCCTTGGCTGCCTCGTCGATCAGGACCTTGTTGGTGATGCGCTCGCCGGCCTTGATGCGCTTGAGGAGCGCGTGGGCGAGTGTGACATCGGCGCTGGCATCGGCCGGGGCCTCACCGCTGGTGCCGGTGGGCTCCTCCGCTACCGCATCTGCTCGTTCATCCGATCGAGCACCTTCTGGTCCTCCGTCTTCGCGCTCACCCGGTCGGGCTCCCTCGCCACGCTCGACGGCACCGGCATCTGCCGCGACTGGCTGCGTTTGGGCTGCTTCTGCAGGGGCGCCGCCTTCTGCGGCTGGCTCGGGGCTGCCGTCGGGGAGCTCGACAGGGCCGCCGGCAGGCTCTCCGGCTGCAGCGCCTCCCCGGTCTGCAGTGCCCGCCTCGCCCGCTTGTGCCTGCTCGAGCGTGCCTTCGCTCCCTTCAGCAGGAGCTTCAAGGTCCTGGCCGAGGTGTCGACGGAGGGCGGTCTCGTCGGTGAAACGGTCGGTGATGCCATAGTCTACCCCATGCCTTTCGATGAGCTCGGCCGCGGCCGCGAGCTTGAGGCGGTCGCGCGTGCGCTCGGCGATGACCGCGCGCGCCGTCCGCCACTCGGTGACGATGTTGTCGATGTCCTCGTCCGTCAGGTCGAGGATGTTGTCGATCTGCTCCTCGGTCAGGTCGGAGTAGGGCCTGGTGGCGTCGCCGTCCCGGAGCCAGTCCTTGATCTCCTGGACCGACACTTCCGTGACGCGGCCGCGGCGCTCCGAGCCTGAGCCGTCGGAGAAGGCGGCGTCGTAGATGCGGAGCACGTCCTGGAGAGAATCGACCGCAACGAACGCCTTGGGCTCGTCGAACTCGTCGGAGCCGCGCTCGTACTGGTCGACGATGAATGCCCGGGGCGACATGGGGTTGTCGCCCACGTACACGTCCGGATGCTCGCCGTCCCGCGCCCGGATCTTGACGCCCGGTCCCACGAACTTGCCGTAATGCGCCGGCATTTTCTCAAGACGCCACTCGACCTCGTTGGTCTCATCGTCGAGCTTCTGCCGCGGCTCGCCCTTGGGCGTCTCGACGGTGACAGCGAGGCCGTAGAGCGGGGTTGAGCGGTCGAACTTGATGTGCGCCTGGCGGTAGGTCCCCGCTTCCGCCTGCCGCTGGCTCTTGGGCTGCTGTACGCGCAGTGCCCCGACCTCGATATCCTCCGGGGTCGCCGCCTTGATGGGCGCTCCAGGAGACCCGGGGCCCTTGGCGGCGTTGGAGAAGTCGAGGTCGCTCTCCCGCCCGGTCGCTGCGGCCATGTCGGCATCGCGCCGGCGCGCACCCGCAACGATACGCTCGATGGCGTCTTCCACTGTGGCGGGGGGGTTGGCTTGGGTGAACCCGGCCTGGGCCTTGCCGAGCGCGATCAGGTCGGCAAGGTCGCCGTGGGCTGCAAGGCGCTCACGCGTAGCCTCTTCGCCTTGCGTGCGCAGGGATTTCAGGACCGAGAAGGCGTTGGGGTCGGGGCGCTCCGCCGGTGGGGCTGGCGATCCCGCGGGCGGCTCCTGGACCTGGGGGGCAACCGCCGCCTCTACAGGTGCCTCTACACGTGCCGGGGCCTCTGCAACCGGTGCGGCGCCGGCCTGCGCGACCGGCCGGCCGGTGAGCGTGGAGATGATCTCCTCGATCGGCACGCCCCGGTCCCGCAGGCGCTCCGCGCGCTTCCTGAGCGCCGGAGTCTGGCCGACCAGGATGCCGCCCTCGCCGTCGAAGTCGTGGGCGATCTGGCCGTGGTCGACGGCCATCTCCTCCAGCACCTGGCGCAGCGCGATGGCCGCGTCCGGGTTGTCGGCAAGGGCATCGAGATGGGCGCCGGACAGGAACAGCGCCCGGCGCTGGCTCTCAGGGTCGGCCAGGTCCTGGGCCGCAGCGATCAGATCCTCCACCGGCTCGATCGGCATGTCGGAGCCGACGGCGGGGGCCTCATCGACCGGCAACTGCGGGGAGGGCTGGAGCGTGGGCGGAGCCTGGTCGGGCGGCGGTGCGCCCGCTGGCGCCTCAGCGGGGACCGGCACAGGCTGCGGCTGGGCTGGCGGTTGCGGCGCCGGGGCGGTGTCGGTCCGGCCACCGCGCACGCCGGCATTCATCCGGCCGTCGTTGGCGGACTGCACCACCTCGAAGCCGAGCGCACGACCGCGTTCCACTGCGGCGCGCGCTTCCGCGTTGGCCTGGGCCTGGGACATCCCCGCGCCGAAGATGCCGCCGGTGATGAGGCCGATCAAGCCGCCCTGGACGGCACCCTCGTAGGGGTCCTGGGTGGAATCGTAGATCAGCCGCGCGTTGTTCTGGATGAGGGTCTGCGTGACCTCCTGCAGGGACTCCTCGGTCGCCTGCTCGGCGCCGCGCGCCAGCGCGCCCGGCACGCCACGTGCGCCCCGGCCGGCAAAGGTCCGCACGAACGGGAGCGCTTCGGTAAGGCCGCCGACGGTATTGAGGGTGGTGACCCACCGGCGGTCCTGCTCGGTCGCGGTGCCAGCGCGGACTGCCTTGCTGACCCGCTCGAACTCGTCGGGCACCTGCATGGCAGCGCCCGAGAGACCCATCACGGCGAGCTGGCCTGCCGTGCCGGCCTTGAGGAGCCCCGCCACCATGCCCTGGCCGAGGAACGCCGTCGTCGACGCCGCGCCCTGCGCCAGCGCGGTGGAGAACTCCTGCTGGCGGGCCGGGTCGTTGGGGAACATCTCCTTGATCCACTGCTCTACCTGCTGGCCGAAGCGGTAGAGCGTGGTGTCGTCGGCATCCCCGAGCCCGGCAGCTTCCTGGGCGTGGCCCTGGAGGATGCCGAGATACTGCAGCCACGACGACGTGAACGACTCGGCGATGGTCTGGTTGACCGTGTTGGCGAGGTTCTGGCCGTAGGTCTGGGAGGGGAGGTCCAACTCCCCGCGCATCATCTTGCGGGCGCGGTCGAGCCGTTCCTCGGCCTGGCGCGCCTGGGAATCGAGGGCGCGCTGCAGCTGGCTCGTAAAGCCGTGAACTACGGGAAGCTGGGTTGCCCACGGCATCGACCTGGCAACCTTGCGTGCCTCGCGCATGGCAGCGCGGTAGGCCTCGCGATCACCGCTGTCGGCCGCCTCGGCGGCCGCAGCGGCCGCTGCCTTGAGCTCCGGGTTCTCGCGATAGCCCTCGGGGATGAGATCGGCGACCCGGCGCCACACCGGCGCCCACCACTCGGCGGTCTGCAGCTCGGCCTGCCCTGCGGCCTGCGCCTCCTCAGGCGAGAGTGCGGGCTGGGTCGGCTTCGCTCCGGCAAGCAGGCCGGGAAGGCTCCCCGCCGGCACGTTGAGGCCGAAGAGGCGGGCATTGCCGGCCTGCGTCGCCTCCGACTGCGCGGCAGGCGCGACGGGTGCGGCGGCCGGTGCCCACGGCACGTCCGCCTGCCGCTGTCCGGCGGGCGCTGCAGCGGGAGGCGCGGCCGGCCCTGCCGCCCACGGCACGTCCGCTCCTGCTGCGGGCCTGTCCGCCACCAGTGTCGGCGCAAGCACCTCCTCCGGCGCGGCCGGCAGATCGGCAGGCCCCGCTTCGGTATCGAGCCGGTCCTCGCCATCCCCATCGCCGTCATCGTCGAGGGCGCCCAGCACCCCGCCCATGCCGAGCCCCATGCGAGCCGTATCGGTTGTGGGCATGCGGGCCGGTGCGGGCGGCGGCTCCTGGCCCATCGCACGGACAAGCTCCGGCGCCTGGGAGGTGGGGAGCATGTTCGCGGGGGCGGGGGTCGTGGAGGCGGGAACGGCCGCCGGATCGGACGCCAGCGCGATGGCGTCGCCCATCTCGCGCCGGTAGCGATCGAGCACGGCGCCCCTCGTGCGGCCTGGCAGATCGCGCAAGCCGGAGACGTAGTTGGAGCGTGCCTGGTAGAGCGCCCGCAGCTGGTCCTCGGGGCTGGCGTTGGGACCAAGCATGCGGGCGGCACGGCCGACGATCCTGGCAGCGCCGCCGTGCTGCACGGAGATGGAGAACAGGGCTTCCTGCACGCCCCGGTTTCTCACGTCGAACCCGCGCGCCTCAGCGACCGAACGTACCGGCTCATAGTGCGTGCGGTGGTAGAAGCCACGCTGCGCCTCGGCGAACGCTTCCGGGTCGCGGGCGGCGACATCGCGATAGATGCGGTTGAACGAGTCCGTTGCCGGCCGGGTGCCGCCGAACGCATTGCGGTAGGGCGCCCCTTCAGGGGAGCGCAGGAACGCCCCCATCGAGTAGTTGCCGGAGAGCTGGTGCACCCCGTAGGACTGCCCACCCGGATCGTCGCGGCCGGTGGAGATGAAGCCGACGCCGCGTCCCCCGGACTCATAGCGGGCGGAAAGCTCTCCCAGCGCACGCGGGATGTTGGCGATCGCTTCACCGACGTTGAGCGCGGCGGTGCCTACTCCGCGCGCGACCGTCCCGAACTGGCGGGCAGCACGGCCGGGAAGCTCCGATAGCGGCGGGAGAGCTGCAGGTGCCCACGGCCGGTCTGCGGCCGGCTGCGGCTGTGGGGCGGTCGGTGCGGGAGCCGCGGCCGGCTGACGGCGGCGTGGGGCCGGGACAGGAGCCGGCACGGGTGCGGGCTCCACCGGCTGGACGCCTGTCCCGAACGACTGCTCCCACCAGTTCTCAGGGTTCGGCACCGTACTGGTGAACGAGGCGGACTGGTCCTGCCCAGCGTCTTGCCGGCGCTGGTTGCGGCCCAGGTCCATGCGGCCGGGGAAGGGTGCCGCCTCGGATGCTGACGCATCGGCAGCCGCTGGGGCGGCCGCTGGCGCCTTCGGCGCGGCCGGCGTCGGCGACGCGCCGGGGAGCGCCCACGGCACATCGGCATCGACAGTCGGGGCGGCCGGCGCGCCCGCTGGCACGTCGGCTGCCCACGGCACGTCTGCGCCCAGGTCGTCGAACGGGTCGTCCGTCGTCATGGCGTGAAAGGCCCTGCGTGAAGCCGGGGGTGGATCAGGGTGGCGATGGGCGAGTGGCCCGCGTCAGCGGCCGGGTTACCGCCCGGATTACTGGACGAGCTGCCAGTCGGCCTGCGTATTGCCGGGGCCGACGCGCTTGTAGGTCTTGCCGTCGGCAGCGGTGTAGGTGCCGTTCATGGGCACGCCGGCGCCGCGGGCCGCGCCCGATGCAGCAGAGGGTGCCGGCGCCGCCGCGCGAGGCGCCCCGCTCTGTGCCGGAGCCGGTGCCCCCGGTGCCGGCAGTCCGCCCACCGGAGCCGTACCCGGCAGCCCGTGCCGCTGCGCGAGGTTGCCATAGATGGCGTCGGCGTCCCGGTTGATCTCCTCGGCCGTTGCCGCGCGCACCGCGCCGCCACGACCCGAGCGATAGAGCGTTGCCGCGACCTGCTGAAGCTTGAGCTTCTGATCGGGCGTGAGAGGCCCGCCGTTGAGGCGGCGCACCTCCGCCTCCAGCTTCTGCAGATTGAGACCGTGCGTCTCCTCGGCGCGGATGTCCGCCCGGTCGGCCCGCGTATCGGCCCGGTCCGCCCTGGTGCTCTGGGACTCGGCCAGCTTGCGGCGCTGCTCGCGGTCCTGCGCCTCCGTGCCGGCCCTGATGGCGCCGGATGCCCCTTGGCCCGCGGCGACCAGTCCCGGCTGCCTGGAGTCCACCTGCCCCATGCCCTGCAGCGCGCGCGCGAGGAGGGTCATGATGGTATTGGGTGCGTTGTCCCCGCTCCAGGGATTGGCCGCCGCCCGTCCCGCCTGGGCCTGCTCGGCTCCGCGCGTGATGGTTTCGGCGAGGGGGGCGTCCTGGTCGGTGGCGACCTGTGTCCGGGGGCGGCCGAAGGCCGGCACGTTGGGCTGCAGACGGCCGCCCTCGTAGACCTGACGGGCCGGGCGCTGGTCCATGCCGTCGATGTTGGTCGGCGCGCCGGCAGGCCCCGGCATCGCCGCCGACATGGCGTTGCGGAGCTGGGCGAGCATGCCGTCGGGAACGCCCGGGCGCTCGTTGGCCTCGGTGCCTGCCGCGAAGTCGGTCGGGCGCCTCGCGGCTCCGGTCGGATCGGTGCGGACCACGCCCGTTGCGGGCGTGCGCGCCAGATCGACGGCCGGCCGCTCGTTGGCCTGGTTGCCGCGCGCGAAGTCGGTCGGTGCGCCACCGAGCAGCTGCTGGACCAGCCCACGCAACTGATCGGCGAGCCCGCCGCTGGCCGGCGCCGAGCCCGCCGTGCCGGGGAGCATGGGACCCGCCGTGCCGGGCGCAACTGGGGGCGCGGCCGGCGGCGACGCCGCATAATCGGAGCCGGTCCCAGGCATGCGGCGCAGCGGCGGTGCGGCCGGCCCCTGCCGGGCAACCGATGTGGTGCCCGGCACCATCGGCGCCATCGCCTTCTGCAGATGCTCGAGCATCCCGCCCGGTCCGGTCGGAGGTGCGGCGGGCGACCCCTTGAACTGCAGCGATTGCAGAAGCTCGCTGATATCGTCTGGCTCGAAGGCCGGCCCGGCACCGGGGCCGCCGCCAGGGCCGGGGCCTGGGCCCGCCGCTGCCGCCTGCGGGACACCCAGGACCTGCTGGAGCAGCTGGGGCAAGATTTCGCCAAGGGTCGCTGCCATGACGCTGCGTCCTCTTTCAAGGGGTATAGGGAGTGGGGAGTGGGGAGTGGGGATGACGCCACTTACGCGGCTGCTGCCGCCGGCGCGGTCGCGGCGTGCGTCGCAACGCTGAACCGGTCGATCAAGATCGGGCGCTCCGTCGCCTTCCGGTAGTCGACGAGCTTGACCCCGAATATCTCGACAACGGCCTCCGGCTTGCTCTGCTCGACCTCCTGCGCCATCAGGCCGATGTGCGTCCGCCCGGACGGGTCGCCCTTGTAGCGGAAGCGGTAGACGGTCTTGCCGTCGTCGAGTGTGCCAACAGGCGTAATGTCGTCCTTGACCCGCGCGTCGGACGCGGTGAGCATCGAGCCCAGCACCGTGCTGCCCCCGGCGGTAACGGGCGCCAGCAGCGCGCCGGCGATGGAGCCCAGGGCGCCCATCCAGGAATTGTCGGGTGCCTTCGAGGTGGTGGTGGAGTCGGTGGGCGTGCCCTTGGCAGCGCCCGTGAGCGCGTTGAGTACGTTGAAGTCGTGCCCGTACTCGCGGATGAATTCCTCAAAGGCACGATCGAGGCCCAGCTGCTCGTTGGCCTGCTGCTTGCCGCCCGACTCGAGCAGGGCGGATACCTGCTGCAGCAGCCGCTGCTGGTCGGCCTGGGCCGTGCCGGTGAGGTCGGTGGCGCCCTTGAACAGCCTCCCCAGCGCCGTCTCGTTGAACTGGGCATTGGCGGTATCGGTCGCCCCGAAGCGGTTGAGGTCGCCCGTGCGCGCTGCCATCGCGTCGGACATGGCCTTGGAGTAGAGGTTGCCCGCCGTCTCACCGATGGCGAGGCCGCGGTTCTTCTCGTTCTCCGCTTCCGCAACCCCGTGGCGGGCATCGCCGAAGGCCCCCGCCATGGTGGCGCCGGCCCCCACCTTCTTGCGGGTGGCGTCCGCAGCTTCCGTGATCTTGCGGATGGCCGCCTGCACGGGCCCTTCCGCCGCCTTCATGTAGGGGTCGGTGTAGGACGCGATGGTGCCGAGCTTGCCACCTTCGTCCACCACCCGCTCGGTGGAGACGGCCTGGGCCGGCGCGTTGGCCGCGGTCCGCACCATGCCCATCGCCTCCGGCCCGATCTGGGGCGCGCCGGCGATCAGGTTGCGCAGCTGCTGGAAGGCGTTGGTCTGGTCGCCCGAGAAGTCCGCCACCCTGGGCGCCTCGTAGGCCTTGAACTCCGTCGGGAAGTCCGCCGCCACCTCCTTGGCCTTGCCGAAGGCGGTTTCGCCGTAGGCGTCGAGCCACTCCGGCACATCGGTCTTCTGGGTGGTCTTCTGCTGCTTGGCCATGGCCCTCAATCCTTCCTGGCGGCGCGCGCGCCAAGGCGCAGCACGTATCCAACGGGCACGAACCCGGCGATCTGGGTGACGACACCGGACTCGGTATGGAACGCCTTGCGCCTCCGGTCCGGGCTGGTGATCTCGATCAGCACGATCTTGCCCCGCCGCTCGCCTTCCTTGCAGGCCTCGGCCATCAGGGCCGCCCCGACCTGGCTGGCCCGGGACTGCGGCTTCACGTAGAAGCCCACATCCTGCAGGTACGTCTCGCGGCTGTAGCGGAAGGCAACCTCCTCCAGGCCCAGCGCCCCCAGGGCTTCGCCGGCGTTGGGCGCGTCCGGCGCCGCGCGCGCCAGCCAGGTCATGCCCTGCTTCATGGTCGCGTAGATGTCGTCCGCCATCTTCTTGTAGTCCGGCGGCGCGTAGCCCCCCTGCTTCTGCAGGGCCTCGGCCAACCCGGCGATCTCCAGGAAGGCGGCCTCGTCGTCCGCGTCCGCTACCTCGATGGTGAAGGGCGGCGCAGAGACGGTGGGGTGGGTGCGGTTGGACATGTCCGCTCAGACGACCCCGTAGAGTGCGTAGGTACCGGCATCGAAGTTGGCGCTGGCGCTAGTGAGCCGCAGAGCGTTGACACCTGCAGTGGAGCCCCAATAGCTACCTTCCGAAGGAGACCCGGCTAGGCCGGCACGACGATTGCTCCGAATCGCTAAGGGCACAGTCCCGGCACGATATCCAAATATGAGGATCGAGTTGTCTTCGACATTGGCTGCGGGGATCGTCTGTCCGGCGGCAATCGACGGGGTATTTGCACTGTAGTTGGCAGCTGTGGTGTCGAAATTCGCGCCGTTATCAATCGAGACCTGAATGCGGAGTGCGGCATCTGCATTGAAAGACATTCCGGTGACGCTCAATGCCAGATAGCTGAACGTCTGCGGGATGTTGGTGATGTCGAGCGCCGCTGCGGCCGGGAGCGAACCCGAGGCGATGAGGGTGACTGCGTGGTCGGTGTTGCGCGAGTGCGCGGTGTCGAGCCCGACGGTGTCGGCTGCTACAGAGATGCCCGTTCCAGCCCCCACATTGAATGTGCGATCAGCGGAAAGATCGCCGCCACCCGTCAGACCGCTGCCCGCCGTGAGGTTGCGCGCCGAGAGCGCGAATGCCGCTGAGGATTGTCCGTCTAGAAGATCGGCGTTGATGCCAGAGCCCGAGCCGTCCACCGCCAGGATGGCGGCGAGCAGATCAGCCGTATTCAGCTTCTCGGTTGCCAGCTCGTCGATTGCCGCTTCGACATTGGTTGCCGAGATGCCCGTGCCGCCGGCATAGGAGATTGCCGAGGCATCGTGCGCGTCCGATGTATCGGCGAGGTGTGCGGCAAGATCGGCGACCGCAGTTGAAACCGGCTCAGGGATATGGCTGGCGTTGGCGATCTTCTCGACCGCATCCATGCACCACTTGATCTTGGCGTCCGCCGGAGCTTGCGGCCCCGGCTTCTGGCCGAGAGCGACGATCCTCATGGCCGCTCACCCGCATCCTGCACATTGAGGTTCATGATGCCGAAGCGCACGTCGCCGCCGCGCGCGCCCGACTGGCTGGCGGTCATGGAGAAGTGCCGCCCCGACACGCGGGCCTCGACCCTCCCCTCGGTCGGGGATGCGGTAACGGCCATCTCGTCGAGGTTGCCGGCGTCGTTCGACCGGTCCTTGGTGAAGACCGTGTAGGTGACGGCGCCGATCTGCCTCTCAGTGTCGGGGATGATGTCGAACACGTCGACGTTCTGCTCCCCCCGGCTCAAGGCGTACAAGCCCCAGGTCAGGTGCCAGTCGAGCGCGTCCTCGTCGTCGTCGAGCCCGTCGTTGTGCGAGTAGAGGAAGCCGTCGTCATCCACCAGGATCGAGGCCCCGGCCTCGTGGCGGAAGATGCAGCCGGTGGTGCGGGGGTCGGGCCAGGTGCCGTTGGTCCAGGCCCAGTCGTCAGCGTTGGCGGACGCTTCCTCGGGCAGGTTCACGTCGACGTAGCGGTTCGGCTCGGTGCTGCCCAGCGCACAGTAGTGGAACCGCACCTGATGGTTGAACTGGTCGAACTCGGCCCAGGTCTTGGCGGTCTGGGCGGGGTCCATCTCCTCCAGCATCACGTCGAGCTGGTCGCCGCAGTTGGGAATCGGGACCGCCCCGCCCGCATACATCCACAGCTGCCGGCCCGAGAACCAGAACGCCATGCCCCCGACCTTGCAGAAGGCAAGAGGAGCAGCCAGCCCGCAGCCCGTCGCCACCAGCCGGTCCGAGTAGATGAACTCGTCGCCGGTGTACTGGAACACATAGAGCGAGGTGTCGGACCACACCAGCGAGATGCCGTCGGTGAGCGCACAGCCCCCCATCAGCTTGGAGCCCGACTGCAGCGTCCTCTCATTGGCGGTGTTGGCGGCCGTCGGCGTCCAGTCGGTGAGGTCGTCCCGGTCCGGCCACTTGACCGTCATGGGGGACACGTCGAGGCAGCCCAGCGCGAAGATGAACCGCTCGCCGGTGACGAACATGGCCCGGATATTGGCGGGCGCATTGGTCACCAGTTCGGCCCGCGCGTCGGTCGCCTCCTCCCACAGATAGAGGCTCAAGGTGGAGGGATTGGCGAGCAATTCGTTGCCGTACTCGGAGAGCGAGTAGTAGCGGAACTCCAGGGGGATGCCTTCCGCGCGCGGGGTGGACCACTCCCCCTCGCCCCAGGCGCCCGCACCCCAGCCCAGGCCTGCCACCGTGTCGGCCAGCCCGACGTTGATCTGGTACTCGTAGGTGACGGCGTTGCCGCCGGTGGTGGAGTCCGTGGAGGTGGCGGCCACCGAGTGCTCGATGGTGTAGTGATCGACATCGATCACGGTCGCAACCGGGTACTCGCCGTCGACCGTGATGCCCCCGCCGGCCGTGGCCCCGTCGTAAGTGACGAAATCCCCCTCGGCCCGCCCGTGGGCGGTGTCCGTGACGGTGACGGTGGTGGAATCCTCCACCACCGCGAAGGGATCGTTGCCAAGCGTCCCGGACGCCACGAGCGGCGTGATGTCCTGCAGCGTATCGTTGCCGAGCAGGGCGTAGAGCTTGAGGTTGGTGCCGAAGGCGGCGTTGGGGTTGCCGAAGGCGTTGGACCAGCCGATGGCGCCACGGGCCTTGCCCAGCATCTGCTCCGCGATCAGCTTCCGCCAGCCCTTCCACTTCTCGGGCAGGCCGTTGACGAAGCGGATGTGATCGGCGGACGTGAAGCGGCCCTTGGCCGCGTTCTCCGAACGCGTGCGCACGATGCCGGGGGGGATTTCGAGGGGGAGGTTGGACATGGCGTCCGCACTTGACTGTGGCGCCCAGCCCATGGTGTGGTGGGCGTCTTGTCAGAGATCTGATTGGGGCTAAGAGCGATGTTGGATGCAGCTGCGCCTGAGGCGGCCATTCGAGACGTGCACGCGGACAAGGATTGGGTCGTCTGCGGCTGGTTCACCGAGGACGAGAAATACCGCCCGCTGGCCAAGCAGCTCGCCGAAAGCCTTGAGCAGATTGGTGCGCCCTACGATCTGGTGGCGGCACCGCCCCTCTCAGGCGGCTGGGAGGCCAACACGATGGCCAAGCCGGGCCATGTCCTCACCGCCATGGATCGCCACCCCGCCAAGACGATCATCTTCCTGGACGTGGATTGCCGGGCGGTCGGCGATCTCGCACCGCTCGTCGATAGCGTCGGGAGCGACATCGCCATCCGCTTCCGGCCCAAGGCACGCAACAACCGGATGTGGATGACGCCCCGGTCGAGCACCATGGTGTTCCGCCCGACCGACGCCGCCCGCCGGTTTGTCAGCGCATGGCGCGACGCCTCAAAGAGCACCCCTTACGGCACCATCGACCAGACCACATTCGTGACGACGCTCTGCAGAACTCCCGGCGTCAGCTTCTCGCACCTCGGTCCGGAATGGGGCTCTATGGACGACGAATGCGCCGGCGCTGCCATCATCCATCTGGGGGCCGGCAACGATGGCGTGACCAAAGTGCGCGGGATTCGGTACGCGCTGAGCCGACTATTCGGCTAGGGCTATCACATGTCGCCGAACACGGCGAACGAGAAGCCGGCGTCGACGTGCACCGAGCTGGGGCTGGCGCCCGGCCGATAGGTGTGCACCTCGAATTCACGTAGCGCGGCGGCCCCTCGCCGCATCTCATACGATATTCGTCAGGTGTCAGATGCTGCCGCAGGAAACGCCTCTTCGCGCGTCGGTAGGCCCAGCACTGGATCAGCCGCCACAGCCACATCAGACGTTGATCTCCCCTCACACCCCCGCGAAGATGATCTTGTTGAGGATGATGACGGGAGGCAGATTGTTGTGCGCCGATCCAGAACCCGTGGAGCCGCTGGTGCCGGAGACGGTGTGGGTGTGGGCTCCGGCACTGGCGGTTGCCGTCGGCTGGGCTACGTTCAAATTGTCGCTGGACCCGGTGATGTGCATGTTGTCACCGGTTTCGGCCACTTGAGAGGTGACGAAATTCTCTGCGGCTCCAGGTCCGTGCGTGTGCGACCCGTCCGACGATGTCGTAGCCGAGAAGCTGTGCGTGTGGCCTGGCATCTCGCCCGATGACAGCGCGTGCGTCTCGACGCCGCCCGTCGCGCCCAGCGTGTCGCCGTTGACCCCACCCGTTTGCCCTGTCAGCCGGTTCGCGCTACTCCCGCCCATATCGTCCTGGCCGGCCACCACGCGCCCGCGGCAGTCAGGCAGGTTGAAGGTCGTGGTGCTGTCCCCCGCCCCGTAGGTGACCCCGATAGCCGCGAACAGCGCCGCATAGGTGGTGCGGCTGACCTCTTGCCCGAAGCACAGGAGCCAGAAGGCAGGGGCAGCAGAGCCCGCATAGTCGCCCACGAAGCCGATCGGCACGGCCTGGGGCGGCGCCGCCGCGCGCTGGTACATGATGATGCGCGCATTGCTCGACGCATCCGAGATGACGATGAAGGTGTCGCCGACCGCAGCAACGATGCTGGACCCGCCGGGGCAGATCAGGGACGCAGCGTTGTGGGTGATGGTGAAGGCACCCGTTGCCCGGCAGAAGCGCTTGACGCTGGCCCCGGTGCCGAACGAGGTGATGGTCCCCGTGCCGGAGATGGCGACGAATTCGGACGCCGCGCCCAGGATGTTCGTCGTGGCCGCGCTGGCGACCGTCACCTCCGCGCCATCCTCCGCGGGCTCGAAGTGGCCGGAGCGGATGTCGTCCCCGTCGCACCACACCAGCAGCGTGGCGCCCTGGGCGATCTCGATGCCCGTCTCCCCCGTCACCTTCACGGTGAGGGTGAAGTCCCCAGTGGTCAGGTTGGCGACGATCCAGAAGCCGCCGCGGCCAGAGAACTCTATCGTGGCATTGGAGACCAGCGTACCCGATACATCGACCGCGGCGACGAGCTCCTGCTCGTCGGTCAGGACCGTGGTGCCGCCGGTGGTGACGACGGAGGTGGTGTCGCCGAACTTGTCGTCGATCTGCTCGAAATTCGCGTCCGCGATGACGCCCCACGTATTATCGTTGCCCCCCTCCGTCTGGTTGGTAAGGAGGGTGTTGGGGGTGATCGTGTCGACCATGGGTCAGCCCTCCATCTCGGCCGCCGGCAGCGTCACGAGCCCACGTACTGGGCGCGCCGGAACATCTCGTTGGTCTGCGCAGCCTCGGCGATGTCGGCCCCAGCCTTCGTCAGGTAGGCAACCGCGTCCTGACCCTTCTTCATGTGCTCGTAGCCCTTGCCCATGCAGACGGTGCGCAGCAGCGTTGGATAGCGCGAGGTGAGGAAGTTGGTCGGGTTGCCCGAGGAGAGCGGCGCGGGCTGCTTGTAGTAGAGGAGCCGCCCCCCGAAATCGTCGGCGCAGATCACGTTCACCTCGGCCGTCTCGCCGACGATGCGCCACTGCGAGGGCGTGCCCTCGGCCAGTTCCCCGTCCGGGTCCCTGGACGCACGGAAGGTGTCCTCGTGCTCGAACCGGAGCGGGGTGCCGCCCCAGGCGTAGGGCTTGAACGAGATCGGATCGAGGAAACCCTCGGGCAGCGGCTCCTGATACTCCCCGCCATCGAACACGAAGGCCTCGTCGGCGTGCATCTCGCGCACCCGGAGACGCTGGTAGATCCAGGCCTCCGCCTCCTCCAGGATGGTCGTTACAGGTATGTCGCCCCTGTTCAGCCAGTTCCTTATGGAGCCCTCGGTCGTCTTCGACCCGGTCAGCGTGGTCCAGGTGGCCATGGCCGAAAACCCTCAGACTGGAGAGAGGAACCGCCAGGCGGGATCACAGGTCCGCCCGCGCTTCCTCAGCCGCCACCACGCCCGTCTCGACCAGCATCTCAAGCACATCGCGGCGCTCGGTGAAGTCCAGCCCGTACTGGTCCTTGGCGGCCTTGGTGATCTGGCCGTTGAGGAGGTTGACCTCGCCCCGGCCCCACGCTGCGAGGTCGATGGCTCCGGGCTTGCCGACGGCCGGCGCAGATGCCGGCTTGGCGCCTGCCGGCTTCTCCTCGATCTTCGGCGGCCAGGCCTTCGGACCGCCCTTGCCGGGCGCGGCCGCACCGTTCGCGGGCTTGGCAGCCGGGTCGTTGATGACGGCGACTTCGCGCTTCACCGTCACGGCCTTCAGCACCCGGCCCTCGGCAAGGACCTTGAGCTGGGCCAGGATGCCGGACTTGCTCTTAGGCGCGTCCTTCCCCAGGATCGCCTGGGCCGCGGCCTTCAGCTGCGGCCATGACAGGGCGTCGGCCTGCGCCAGCAGGGACGCCGGGGTGAGGGCGCCGGCGAACGCTTCGCCATCCCCATCATCCTCATGGCCGGCGACCTCCTCCGGGACGAAGGGCTGGCCGGGCACGATCTGGTAACCGTGCGTGTCGAAGAACTTGCCACCCCACTCGTAGTGGGCCGGGCGGTCGAAGTCGTCGGGCTGGTAGTGTCCCCCGATCTTTCCCACGTCGCGCCGCTTCACATCGATCTTGAGCATGCTGCTGCCTCTTGTGCAAAAGGGAGCGGGCGCAGCCCTGACGGCCGCGCCCGCGTGAGACGCTGAGGGCATTCGGGACGACGAAGGGCTCAGTAGCCGCTCGACGCCTTCTTGCCGGACTTCTTGTCGTTGTAGTCCTCGACCTGGCCCGCCCCCGACAGGGAGTGGGACACGTCCATCGGCCCGCCGCCGCACTTGCGGCCCATGGTGTCCTTGACGGTGTGGGACGAGCGGTCGGGGCTGGACTCGGTGATGATGGTCTGGCCGCGAACGGCCGATTCGGTCTTGCGCATATGGTTTCCTTTCGCAGCACCCATCGGGCGCTTTGGGGTTGACGTTTGGCCGTTCGACTCGTGTCAGTACGCGGCTCAGTACGCGTCGGGCGACATCGGCGGGAACTCGTCGAACATGGCCTCGATGCGCTCCGCCCTGGGAACGGGCGTCATCTCCTCGCGGTAGCGGGGACCGAAGCCGGCCGGCGGCATGGCAGCGCGCGGCACCTTGGGAACCCGGGCCACCGTGGTGTAGCCGTCCACCCCCGCATTGCCTGTGCCTTCAGGACCGAAGTCCCGCTCGACGGGGCGGGGATCGCCCGCATACTCGGGCCGGTTGGGGTCGCGGAAGTGCATGGCCTGCTCCAGGTCTGTCGGTGTTGCCCCCGGATGCCTGATCCGAGGGCAACAGTCGTCAATCGTCCCAGTCGATGACGCAGAAGAAGACGCCAATGCCGGTGGCGGCGTCGTCCACCAGCGTCATCTGCACCAGCGTGCCGGCGGGGATCTCCGGGATCACCAGCAGGGCGTCGAACGCCGCCTTGTCGGCGATGGGGTCGAGGTCCCTCAGCTTCACGTCGGTGTCGACCGCGGCGGCGGCGAAGGAGAGCTCCTCGCCGAAGTGGTCGGGGTCGGCGGCGGTGCCGATGGCGAGGGAGGCCCCCGTGGTGAAGACCTCCGTGATGCCCTCCACGCCGTAGTCGTAGAGGCGGCCGGCCTTGCCCTTCGGTCCGGTGAAGGACCAGGTCTCGTTGGCGGTGTTGCCGGCATCGTAGAAGAACGCGTACTTGATGCGGTTGGGGTTGTCGTACATGGGTCCGGTTCCTTTCTCAGTGTCCCCGCCTGGGCCGCCCCATGGGCGGTGGCGCGACATGCTTGGGTCGGAGATTGCGGATAGTCTTGCGATCGACGCCGAAGTGCTTCGCCACCGTCATGACGCGCTCACCCGCTTCGAGCATCCAAATGGCTTCGGAACGCTGCTCGGAAGACAGAGAGATGTGGGGCTTATCTCCAGCCGAGATTGCGAGCGATGGGCCATAATCGCCTGCTCGCGCGTGGTTGATAGCTCGCTGGATTGTGGCCCGGTTGACGCCGAACTCTTCTGCCACTGCCGTTTGACTCTTGGTCTCGAGCATTGACAAGATGGCGGAGACCTGCTCGGCAGATAGGACCCGCGCGCGACCTCGACGGTCCATGTCCTTCATGTTGTCGACATGGGTGCCGAGGCAGAGATGATTCGGGTTGACGCAACCCGGATTATCGCAGGTGTGCCGAACGATCATGCCTGCCGGCACTGGACCGATATGACACTCGTACGAGAAGCGATGGGCGGGGATATCGTTTCCACGGTACTGGTGGAGATGGCCATACCCGCCGGGTATTTTCGCCCCGGTCCAGTTCCAGCATCCTGTCTCAGCGTCGATCACGTACTTCTCCGCAAAGCGCTCTTCGATGGGGCGGTATCGCATGGCTTAGCTCCAGATGGAGCCCGCGACCTATGCGAACCGCCTCGCATCGTCAAGACCACTTATGCAGCACTATCCCACATCGTGATGCGGGCTTCCGACGGCACATCGGCGTCGTGGGTGATGCCGAAGCCGGTCATCGCGTACCACATGATGCCGCGGGCACGGCCGAAGTCGCCGGGGATCTTGGCCCTGATCTCCTCGGGGATGACGACCGCCTCCTGCACGGTGTCGCCGCCGAAGAAGAAGGCCCACGAGGACTTGCCGGTGTCCCAGGCCTCCGCCGTACCCGTGTAGGGGTCGTAGACCGCCGCGTCGTTGGCGCCGCCCTTCGGGATGAAGTTCTCCTCGACGAAGCGGGTGGCCTCGTAGCGGCCGATCTCGCCGTTGAAGATCTTGTTGAGCCCCAGGTCGGTGTACTGGTGCAGGGTCTCCAACTCGTTCTTGAACGGCCGCCAGGTGGTGGGATGCGAGATGGCGACGTAGTCGTCCTCGACGTAGCCGGGGATGTTGCGTTCGCGCTTGGCATCGACGATGGCCTTCACGTGGCCGGTGCCCAGCGCCACGTTGTTGGTGGTGGCGGTGGCGGAGTTCTCCGTGATGGTGACCGCCGTGGTCGAGGTGCCGCCGCTCGGGGCCACCCGGATCGGGGTCGCCTTGAACTGCAGGAACGCCTCGATGTCGAAGGCCTTGCGGGCGTCGTTCTTCAGCGCCTTGGAGATGATGCGGATGACATCGTGCTTGGCGAGCGCGGTCAGCTTGCCCGTGTACGGCACCGACAGACCGAACTCGGTGATGGTGAGCTCGCCCTGGCTGACCGTGAGGTTGGCCTCCGGCACCGGGGCCGTCTCCACGAGCTTGCGGCCCTGCTGGGACACGTTGCCGTAGTTGTTCCAGCGGTAGCGCTCGCCGACATGGAGGCCTTTCTCCATGGCGCCGGGGTCGGGCTCGCAGAGCTGGCGGAACTTGACCGCCGGCTGCAGAGCAGTGCGCAGATAGTCGGAGAGCTCGTCGTTGTACCAGAAGCCTTCGCCCTGGTCTTCCCATACGATCGCGGTCATGGCCGCCCGTTCCTTTGCACGTCGGCGGCATTCGGCCTTTCAGGCGTTCTGCCGCTTCGGGCGGGCCATGGTGCGGTTCGTCGCTTGTGTGGCGGGCTCCCTTGGCTTTTCGAACGCTGTTACATCGTGCGCTGGTAGCCTTGCCTCACGCGCTGCCTCTCCAGGATCTCGCGCGCCGTGAGCGGCTTGGGAGCCTGGGGCATCTGCGACCGCACCCCGGCTGCCCGGGGTTGGGGTGTGAGCGCGCGCTTGCGGTCGGTCCTGGCCCTGATGGCATCCTGCTGGGCCTGGTCAGACCGGGTGCTGCGCCCGGTGTCGGTGTCTGCTTGAGATCCGTTGCCTGCCCCGGCTCCGTTGCGGCCGGCCCCGTTGCTGCGGCCCGCGCCATTGGTGGCGGCGGGGGCGGCTGCGCTGGGCTTGAAGCCGAACCTGTCGGTGAGCGTCTTGCCGGCGGCGCCGAAGATCTGATCGGGGGTCCTGACCTTGTGGCCTGCGAGCCGCAGGTCCACGTAGGCCTTCATCATGGTCGCGGTATCGCGGGTGACGGGCCTGATGGCCTCCTCCGTGACGCCCAGCGCCTTGAGGTCCTTCTCGATCTCCTTCCTGACCGCGGCAATGCCGGCGTCAGCCAGAAGCTCGTCGTTGACGATGTCGGGGTAGTCCTCCCCGAACCTCGTAAGGGCAGTCTGGATCTCGGAATTTACGCGCTGCTTGCTGAGGGCTGTGACGGCGATCCGCTCGATCTCGGCGGGTGCGGTCTGGGTGGGTGTGCCCTGGCCCTGGTCGCGGCTCTGCAGCCGCTCGAAGGCCCGCACGAGCGCCTTGGCACCCTCGGACCTGTCGCCCATCTGGATCTGATCGGTCAGCTCCTCCATCTCCTGGAGAAGCTCGGGATCGTCCTCGGCCGGTTGGTGTTCCGGGTCGGACCCGTCAGAGTCGGCAGATGCCTTGCTGGCAGGCTTGGCGCCGCCGGCCTTTGCCCCTTTGCCTTTGCCCCGCTGGTGTTCCGGGTCGGCGTCGCCTCGCTGGTTTTCCGAGACGGGAGCGGCCTTGGCAGCATCGCGATGGCGCTTGGCCAGATCGACGATGTTGACGCCTTCGACAATACTCTGAGCTGCTTCGGCCTGTTGCGCAAGCGCAATTGCTTCAGCGAACGTCTTTTTTACGGGCTTGCCGTTGACGACCAGCACCACATGGTCGGGGACGGAAGCCTCCTCGTCGGCGGCGTCCTCCGCCTGCGGGGCGACCTTGGCGCCCTTGCCGCGCGCCTCGGCACGTCCCTGCGGACGCGCGTCGGACTGCTCTGGGGACTTACCGCCCTTTCCCCGAGCGTTGGCCGCACGCTCGGCCAGCTCGCGGCGCTCCTCCTCGATGTCGTCCTGGGTCTCCCCGGCGTCGGCATCGGCGGCCGCCCCATCGTCCTCGCCGGCACCGTCCTCTCCATCCGGATCGGAGTCGCCCGCCGGGCCGACAGCCCCGACCTTGCGTACGCTCCCCTTGGCTGCGGCACGGTCCTGGGCCTGCTTCTCGCGGTAGCGCACCAGCAGTGCGGCGCGCTTGGCCTCCTGCTCGGAGGCCACCTTCTCGGGCTCGACGCGCTCGGCCGGCACCGCTGGTTCGTCCGGGGCCTCGACTCGCGAAGCGGTTTGCTCGGGCGCCGTCACCGGTGCGTCGTCATCGGCAGGAATCAGGTTCTCCCGCTCTGCGGGCACCATGCCTGCGGTGGCTTCGGCATTCTGCGCGCCAGCCGACGCGGCGCGGCTATTCGTGGTCATGCGTGGCATGGGTGTGTCCGTCTTTCTGCTGGTATTGCTCGTCGATGATCTGCTCGGCGGTGTGCGCCTTGAGCAGTCGGTTGATGACGAAGTCGCGCACCATCTCGTAGGCGCGCACCTCGACCTGGGCGGCGGCGATGGTGGCCGTGTCGGTGGGGCTCGTCTGGGCCAGCACGCCGTAGGCCGTGCGTGCGACCGGCCGCAGGTCGGCGAGAACCTGGGAGAGGAGCCCCCCGGTCTCCAGGTCGATGACGATGGCCGCTGCGTCCTCGCCGGCCTGCTGGAGAATGGCCCGCTGCTCACCCTCGCTGAGCAGGTCCTCCATCAGCTCCTCGCCCAGGAACTCGGCCGTCCTCTCCAGATCGTCGGAGCGGCGCCTCACGCCCGCTGTTCGCCGTTGGGCCATGCGGTCTTCCAATAGTTGGTCGGTGTTGTCGCGGTGGCAGGCTTCAGGCCGCCAGCAGGAGGAGCAGCAGGGCTTCCTCCTCCTCGCGCGCCTCGATGCGGGCCGCCCTTTCGGCCCGGCGTCGATCCCGCTGGGCGATCCTGGTCGCCAGCGCGTCGGTCCTCTCGCGGGCTGCCTGCTCCTCGGCGAGGCGCTCGGCCTCTATGCTCGCCCGTTCGGCTTCGCGCCGGACTCGGGCTTGTGCCTCGACCGCGCGTGCCCGTGCATCGGCCTCCTCGCGCGCCGCCAGGTCAGCGGCGGCCTGACGTGCACTGAGATCGGCAACGAGCGCCGCTACCGCCGCCTGTGCCGCCGCTGCGTCCTCCGCGGTATCAATCGCCCCGGCGGCCCGGCGTGCGCCGCCATCTGCGTCGAGTGTCTCCCGCGCTGCGGCTTGAGCCTCTCGCGCCTCCCGAGCACGCCGCTCGGCCTGGGCCGTCCTGACCGCAACCGCTTCGCGCTCGGCCTTGGCGATGCGCTCGTAGTAGCGCCGCCGGGCCCGGTCGCGCTCCTCCTTGATCTTGCGTAGGCGCCGCTCCTCTGCAAGCCGCTCCTGGACCTGCGGATCGTCGGCGTAGGCCAGCGTGCCCCGGCCGGCGTAGGAGCCGGGCCGGTCGACGACGAGGGGCGGCTGGACCTCGCTCTGGGCCTTGTCCGCGAACGAGCCGGCCCGGCGGACGCCATAGCCTTCAGGGCCGAAGCGGGTGACGGCCATGTCGGATCACTCCGTCACGTCAGGCGGGTTGCCCCCGTTTTTCGATTCCGAGGGCAACTCATGTCACCGAGAACGTGTCCCCGCTCGACGGGGCCGTGGTCAGGGCCGTGACGGTGAAGCTCGGAGCCGCATCGTCGGAGCTCGCCGTGATGTCCGTGGACTGGCCACGGAGCGCCGCCGTACTGGTATCGGCGTCGAAGGTGATGATTCTGCCCTTGAACTGGTCCTCGGCAGCGCCGGCCGGGGCGAACGCGCTGGTCGGGACGCTGGTGGTGGACGCACCGCTATCTACAGTGCCGCGGCCGATGGCGCGCGTGGTCTTGGCCAGGTTGGCGGCGGAAGTGGCGTCGCCGCCAATCTGTTCGATGTTGGCGGGTAGCGGGTCCGTCTGCGCTGCAAGGGCGGCCTCTGCCGCCGCTTGAGCGTCGGCGCTGGAGATGTCGTTGAAGCCCGTCACCCCCGTGCCCTTGGCGAGCACGATGTTCGTGCCGGCGGTCAGCAGCCGGGTCGCGACCGACCACACCGCATTGAAGGCGCCGGAGGCGAACTTGGCGGCGGTCAGGAACCCGTCGGCGACCTTGGCGTCGGTGATGGCGCCGTCGATCAGCACGTTGGCAGAGGCGACCGCTGTGCCGCCCCAATGTGTCGAGTTGACCTCGGGGCGCCCGCTCGCGAACGATCCGTTGGAGCCGCCGAACTGGGTGACGTTGGCGGGAATAACCGCAGCGCCGACATCGAACCCTGTGAGCTGCACCCGTATCGACTCCGTGAGGCACTCGACATGCTTGATGGTCACGATCACCTCCCGCACGCCTGCAGCAAACGCCGCGTCCGGCCAGTCGAAACGGTAAACGCCGGGCTGGTCGGTGCCGTCGATCTCAAATCCGCGGTTGTCGGTGTGGGCGGTATCGGCCGCCGCCAGCGCCACGGCATCGACCTTGGCAGTCGGCGCAACGCCGGAGCGCGTGTACTGCATGTCGAAGTCGGAGATGGTCTTTCCCGTGGCGTCCGTCCCATCCAGGTTGCGCAACTGGAAATAGGTGGTGACGTCCGTCGACCCTGCCAGGACCAGCATCAGCGCATCTCCAGTCGCATGGGCTGCCGCTTCGGCGCCTGCCAGCCGGGCACGACCACGCGGCGCTCAGGCACGTAGAGCCCGCTGTTGCGGCGCCTTGCCTGCATTCCGCCAGTCATCCTGTTCATCCCGCCTGCACCGCGGCGCGAGGCTGGCTCAGGAGCGCCCCCGCCCGGTCCGTTCACCAGCCAGTCGCTGATATCGGCGGCCTCGGTGTCGTCGAGAGCGCGGGTGTAGGCCGCCAACCCATAGAGGCGGGTAGCGAAATAGTTGGCGATAGTTGCGCGCACGAGGGCGCCGATACCGAAGATGTCGGACGCTACCGAGCCAGAGCGGGTGTAGCCGACGGGCGACCCCTCCACCCCATCCAGCCACGGCGTAAGCGAGGACCCGTCGTCGATCACGCCATACACATGGTCGGTGTTGTCGAAAGCCCCGGCCTGCAGGTCCGTGCCGATGGTGAACAGGTTCGTGTTCGCGGTATTGCGGATGGCTGCGGTCGCGTTTGCGACGGTCGGGTTGTCAGCGACCATGAGCGAGTAGAGTACGTCGCCGTCAGCGGTATTGCCGCTTGAATCGAACGTGGCAAAGACTCCGCCAGGATTGGCGCGCAGCCGGACAAACAGGCTGGCTGCGCCGGCTGCGTAGAGCCCCAGGTCTGCGGTGCGCCGGAGCACCGCGTCGGTGCCGTCAAACGTGACCCGCGGGCCGTCGCCGTCTGTGTTATAGACAGGTCTGACACCGCTATCCGCGGTAGCCGTCAGGTGGAAACCGTTGCCCGACTTGTCGTCCCACTTGCCCACCGCCTGCCCATCGGCGCTGACGGGCGTGGTGCCGGCGATCTCCTGCCACAGCGTCGTCAGGTCGGCGGCATCCAGCCACAAGGCAAGGTTTGGGATATCGGTGGGGGCGGAGATGGGCATGCCCGTCAGCGCCCCATCGTCGCCGGAGACGCCGGTTCACGGTTGGGCGGAGGCGCCAGCCGTCCGGGCTGCCTCGCCTCCGCCCCCGCCCTTGGCGACTCGGTGCCCGTGATGCGTCCGCCGTCGCGCTTGATGGACTGCGTCAGAGCGCCCTTCTTCACGCCCGTGGCCTTGCCGTCGGCGCCGAACACGATCTCGGCGGGCGCGGTCAGATGGCGCGCGATCGCCTCCAGGGCGGCGCCCTGCTTGGCGTTGGCGTTGCGCATCTCCTCGGCGACCCGGAGCATGGCCCGCGCCATGTGCGAGTCCGCGGGCGCTGCAGCACCGGACCCGCCGCTGCGCGTGGCTGCGCCCTGGCCGGCTCTCTCCCCCGCTCTCTGGCCGGCTCCATGCTTGGCCCCCTGCTTGGCTCCCTGGCCGAACAGGAACTTCGTCACCTCCGAGCGCCGGGCGTTGCCCTGATCCTCCTTGCGCACCTTGTCGCCGTGGGAGCGCTCCTCGCGCTTGGAGAGCACGTCGATGGCACGGTCCTCCCGCCGCGTGCGGTCGGTGTGGCCCCTGTCCTCGGCCCTGACGCGGTCCCCATGTGCGCGCTCTTCGGCGCGCGCCCTCGAATCGTGCTGGCGCTCCTCGGCCCTGGTCCGGCCGTCGATGGCCGCCTGCTCCAGCCGTTCCTGCCGGCTCACCTGGGCGCCCACCTGCGCGCTCACCACCGTCTTGGCGATCTCGCGCTGACCCTTGACGTTCTCGAGCTGGAGCTTGGTCGAGCGCTCGGCCGCCCCCTCGGCCATCTGGGCCTTGAGCTGCATCATCGCCTTCTGGAAGTCGAGCTGCATCTTCTCGGCGTTGAGGTCGAGCTGGCGGCTCTTGAGCTTCAGCTCCTCCATGACCTTCATCATCTCGGCCTGGCCTTCACCGTCGCCCTGGCTCGGAGCCTCCTGGTCCCACTTGAAGAAGCGCCGCCCATCCCGGAAGCCGGCCTTGCCGAACACCTCCTCGATGACGGCCTCGTAATCCACATCGATGCCCTGGGCCCGCATGCCCTCATACATTGGCGCCAGCATCTCCAAGGTCATGCGCAGCTTGGCGAGGCTCTGCATGGGGTCGGCGTTGCCGATGCCGACGTTGACCCGCAGCCACAGGTCGGTGCGGTCGAAGTCGGAGAAGTCGGGCTGGTAGCCGAAGCGGTCGATGACGCGGGCCTTGGAGCCGGCGATGGCGAGGATCTTGGGGTCGCTCTCGTGGAAACGCACCATGTGCGCGGTCTGGCGCAGCGCCGGCTCGGCCCAGGTCTCGATCCAGGTGCGAAGGTCGAACTCGCCCACGGCGTTGGCCGAGCCCGCCATCAGGCGCATGCCGCCCACGGTCTCGTTCAACTGGCGCGAGGTCTGCACCGAGGAGGTGGAGAACACACCAGCCAGCTCGTCGAAGGAGGCATTGGTGACGGAGGATTCCGTGTAGCCCTGGCCCGGAGGGGGAGGGACGGAGGCAAAGGAGATGTCGGAGGGGTCATGGGCGATCAGGATGGCATCGGGCTGGCCGCGGCGCTGCAGGGCCACCAGGTCGACGTTCTTGCCGGCCTTGACGATGGGCAAGGGCGCGATGGACCGCTTGAGGGTGTCGAGCCGCAGGTTGGTGATGTCGTTCAGCTCCAGCTGCAGCGGCTGCCAGCTGTCCACCGGCGACTGCGGGAACACGCGGTGGCTGTCGATCTGCGACACGCCCATGACGTAGGGGCGCTCGCCGTCCAGCTCGGGGTAGGCCTCGCGGGTCTCGCGCACCTCGCTCAAGTACCCGTAGCGGCCGACGCTCCACCAGTGCCAGTCGATGCCGGAGATGCGCAGGAAGTTCTCCTGCACCCACACGATGTCGAGCTCGCCGGGCGCCTTGCCGTCCTCGTAGCGGTCCGAGCCGCGGCCCTCGCGGGCGTAGCGCACGCCCTGGCGGTCGTCGTCGACACGCCCCTTCATGAGGAGGGCATCGGCGACCTCGATGAAGCCCTTGTCGGCGCCGGACTTGAGCCAGGCGCGGCAGTCGGAGAGCCCCATCGGATAGCGCATGGCGAAGAAGCGCCCGTACTGGACCGGATCGAACCACGGGGCGCCGGGGTCGATGATGCCGTTCTCGATGGGGAACAGGTTGATGTTGGGCTTGTCCACCACCGTGCGCATGACGGGGACCTTGCCCTCGACCATGACGGGGTTGTCGGCTTCGTCGAATTCGTACTCGCCGGTCTCCGGGTCCTGATAGGGCACCATGGCCAGCTCGAACTTGCCCGGCACCTCGACTTCCATGTGCTCCCAGGACTGCTTGGAGATGCACACGCCGGCGACCTGGCTGTCGAGGCAGGCGCCCATGGCGATGCGGAACCACGGGACTCCGGTCTTGGGATGCGAGCGGCTCAGCCGGTAGTCGAGGCAGCCCTTGATGGAGGCGGCGGTGGCGCGCTGGATAGGGTCGTCCTCGAACTCGGCGGTAATGTTGACCACGTCCTCGGTGGCGAACATGGCGCCTGCCGCGGCCGCGAGCTTCTTGTACACCGCCGCGCGCGTCTTCGGCACGAACAGCCGCGAGCGCCCCCGCCAGGCGGTGCCCAGGTACTTGGAACCCTCCGGGTGCATGCCCTGCCACGCCCGGTAGGCACGGGCCAGCGGCTGCTCCACGGTGCGGGCCATGTAGTCCCTGGAGATGCGCTCCGCCTCCCCGATCAGGCCCAGCATGTCGATGGGCTGGCCCGCCAGATCGAGCGGCGGATTGGCGCGCTCGGCATAGGTGAGGTCCGCCCCCTTGGCAGCACCTCGCGCCTGGGCCGTCACTGCGCCGCGACTCAAGGCCCCCGTGCGGCCGGCGCCGCCCCAGGACGAGCCCGCAATGGTGGCGTCCCTGTTGGGGGGCTGGGGATCGAAGCGGGAGGAGGTTGAGGCCATCGGTCAGACTCGTCCTTGCACCTTAGCCTTGGCCTCGCACCGCAACGCCTTCTCCCAATCGCCGATCACCTTGAAGGCATATGCAGGGTTGGAGCACTCGATGCGCCTCCCGTGCAGGTCCCCGCCGATGACAAGGCGGCGCCACACCACGTAGCGGCCGGGGCCGAGCCTCTCCGAGCCCAGGTCGGACGGGAAGGCAGAGGGCGGCGTGAGGAAGCGGCGTGAGGAAGGTGGGAGGTGTCACGCTACTGGCTCCTTGGTGTCGCCGCCCGGCCAGTCAAACGCTCGAAGACGGCCCTCGCCCGCGCGAACGCTTCACGCCGGGAATTTGGATGCCACCGCGGCACGTTCTCGAACGGCCACTCATGGCGGAACGGTGGGAAGCCCGGCCCGCGGTGCTCCACGACGAACGCCATCGGACCGGCACCGACATAGAAAGACCAGCCGGCATAGCCGGCTGCTCGCTCCACATCGATGCCATGTCGCTTGGCCCAGCCCCGCAGCACAGTGTCATGCCACGCCGGGCATTGGCTCACCCGGAACAGAGCGAGCAGCCGGCGAGCGGCCCGCTTCCTCTCCTTTTCGGAGAGAGCCAACGGCTTCTTCACGCCGGGATCTGCCCGACGCGCGCCCGCTTCCAGGCCGGGATCTTGTTCACCGCCTCCACGAAGCGGTCCGGCATCCAACCGCAGCGCGGGATGTTGTAGCGCTCCAGGATCTCCCCGCAGGCGCGGATCACCAGGCGCAGCCCAGGATCGCTGTTCAACAGGCGAAGAGGGATGGTGTAGTAGTTGTTGCCCATGAACAGGGGGATGTTGATGGCGACGATGCCCTGCTCGTGCTTGACCTGCACGGCCCAGGCGTGGCCGTAGTAGTGGGACTGGATCACGGCCGCGATCTTCTTGGTGAGCGCCAGGTCCGCCTTCTCGATGGGGCTCAAGGCCCCGCCCATGGTGTCCTCGCGCCGGACCGGGACGGTGGCGCCATATTGGCGCCTGGCACTGACGTTGGGCATGCCGACGCCTCGGCCTGGACGGCGCGCCGGTGCAGCCGGCCGCCTGCCCGGCGAGGCCAGCGGGGGCACGGTGGTGGCCCGCACCAGCGAGGTGCTGACGGCCTTGTCGCCCACGCGCACGGCCTGCTTGGGCGCGCGCTTGGGGAGCAGGATCGGGGGAGCGGCCTTCCTGGCAACGCCACCCTTGGGGACGATGAGGCCGTCGGCGGTGATGGGCATGGGGCTTGTCTCTTCGAAAAGCGAGCAAGGCCCGTTAGCTTGCGGGCCTTGCTCTGCAAAAGCCGTGCGATCAGCGTTACGCGGCAACCGCCTTGATGACGGCGAAGTTGATCACGATGGCGCCGGTCTCGGCCGCACCGGCGGCGGCGTTGTTGTTGCAGACCTTCAGATTGAAGCTGCCTGCCCCCACACCGGAGACGATCACGTCGGTGTTGCCGCCGTTCGCCCCCGACGCGATTGATGCGACGACCGTATCGGTGGCCGCTACCGCAGAATTGGTCACCGTGAACTGGGCCGCTGCCTCCGCGGCAAGAGACGCGGTGGCGGTGGTGATCTGGCCGCTGATCTTGTTGAGGGTGACACCGGTCGTCCGGTTGGTCAGCTGGGTGACCGCGCCGCCGGCGCCCGTGCTGTAACCGATGCCGAGGGTGGGGCTCGATGACAGCAGCCCGAGCAACGCCGTCAACAGGCTGGCGGTGGATTTGAGCACCTGCACGTCATCGACGTAGAGGCTGCACTCGCCGGTACCCTGGTCGTAGGCGATGCGGGTGCGGCGGTCCGGCGAGATCCAGACGGTGTCCTTGCTTGCGAACATGGGATGTCAAAGCTCCTGGTTTGCTCTTCTTTTCGGGGAGGGGGTGGGACGCCGGCACAAAGGACGGTAGGCTCTCAGGGATGGCCCGGAGCGTACGCAAAGGTTCGCGCGATGATGGACGGCCACCCTGCTGGGCGGCCTATGTGATGCGCGGCAAGCGCGCTCAGAGGCTGGGCTACGTCTATGCAGCCTCCGAGACGCAAGCGATCGAGGAGGCCTGCAGGGAGTACGGGATCACCGAGGCGTGGCAGAGGAAGCGGGTGTACGTGGTGCGCGAGCCGGAGTAGATTGCAGGTGCTGCGACGTGGAAACGCGATCGGGGTTGCACCCGGTGCCTGTCGGTTCGATGCCGATCTCTAGTAGCTGTGAGGCGTGCAACCGCTTCGCGGTGAGCGATGCAGGGGCTGGGCTCGCAGCGCCCGCCTACCGCGCCCTCATCTTCCCGTCCCTGCCCCACACGGCAAGCACGAAGGGCAGCTCCAGCGCGCTCCGACCCGCCTTCCAGCCCTCGACGATCTCGTCGATGGCGCCATCCCTCAGATCGATGGCCCGCTTCTCGATGGGCTTCTTGTGCTCCGGCACCGGCACCGAGATGCGCTGCCCTGCCCGTCCCTTCTTGTGCTCGACGATCACCTGGGGGAGGCGGCCGAACACGACGCCCTCGTAGAAGCCGGGCGCGCCATCGTGGTCGAAATCAGGGCCTCGGGTCTGCGAGCACACCAGCATGTAGCTGGAGCCCTTCTCGCCCGAGGTGACGAGCTGCAGCCCCGGCATTGCCGAGGCGATGCGCTCCCACTGGGCCTGCTTGCGCAGGTTCCAGGCGGGGATGGCGGCTTGGGTTTCAGGGGCGAGGGGCATCAGGTCTTGCCTTGTGAACGGGCGGCAATCTGCCGGGCAATCTCGGCGCGGACGGCAGTCGGGTTGGCCGTGCCGTGCGTCTGCGCCATCACCGCGCCGACCAGTCGGTCGATGGCCTTCTCGTGGGGATGGCTAGCCAGAACGGCGCGGACCGCGGCAGGGATGTCGGGCTCGCGCATCAACCGCACGGGTCTTACCCCTCCTCGATGAACCGAACGCCTTGCCAAGTCCCAACCCGGCTCTCCATCACCGGGTCCTTGCGGCCCTTCCGGGCCATGCGCTCCTCGCGGTAGCGCATCTTCCAGCGCTGCTTGGGGGTGAGCTGAATCAGATACCCAGGGCCTGGATGCAGATACTCGACGATGAGATCGGCGATGCTCTGCTCGTAGAAGCGTGCAGGAGCTGCGGTGAGAGTGGCATCCGCGCACGGTGCCAACGCCGCCGGGCCGCCGACGCTGACGGCCGCAGCGCCGGTCAGGAACGTGCGGCGGTCGATCTCGCTCATGGGTGGCATCTCATGGGGTAGCAGCCACGCGGCACGCGGACACGGTCGCGGACCCAGTAGCGCATCCCCTTCTCGCCGCCGAGGCTCCACCCAAACCGGGCTCGGCCATCCTCCTCGTCGAGGCTGGGCTCAACCTTAGGCGGCACAAGCTCGATATCGACGTGCTTGAAGTTGTCGCCCATCAGGTGGGCCAAATACGCCAGCCGCACGCGGGTAACGCCGTCGTCCCTGGCGGCGCGGATCACGACGCGATCAGAACCGCGCGCAGGTTGCTTGCCGATCATGGCTGAGCGCACCGCCTCACACACGCACGCGGGAAGCGATACTCGTCCGTCTCCCCAGGCCCCCACGCTGCGGTCACGTGTTCGGGCTCCACGTCAACCACGAGCATAGCCGGGCCGCCGCTGTAGAGCCTGCACCATTGGCCGAACCCGAGCGGCGGATGATCGGCGGGTGGGGCCGATGGCGCGGTGGACAGAGCCGCGGTTGTGATGGCGAAGTGCTTGCGCACCAGGGCGCGCCGAAGCGGGCTGCCGCGCTCAGTCATCCGAATACGCCCCCCGCTGCGGCTCGTACGCCTTGAACACCCGCCGCCCCGACTCGTCGATGTACTCCCCTGCACGTCCTGTCGGGCGCCGGCCAGGGGCAGACACCTCGTACTCGGTGACGTAGTTCCTCTCCCGCACGTAGTCGGGGTCGGCCTGGATCACGAGGTCGAGGAGAGTGCGGACGCGGCCAGCCATGGGGCCTACTCCAAGAGGATGGGCTTGCCGATGTCCTCGGCGTGCTCCTGGATCAGCTTGCGATCCAAGGTCGACGCTGGCGCCAGGCCCGTGACGCCTTGAGCGTCGATGGTGAGGGACAAATCCACCACCGTCGGCTCGCGGCTCGCAAGGTTGATGCGCAGGCCATCTCCTGGCGCCGGGCACGACCCGAGCCACGCATCGATGCAGTGCCCATACGCCTGCAGGAACCCGGCCGGGAGATCGCAGACGGGGCGCGTCTTGTGGGTCGGGTCGTGCCAGGGGCGGAAGCTCCAGGGGTCGGCATCCCGCGACCGCAGCGTGATGGCTTCCACCTCCGCGGCAACAAGGCGAGAGGCCTCGTCATCGGCCGGGGACAGCAGCAGGAAGCCCCCCGACTCGGAGGTGACCTTGAGTCTCACGACCGGACGCACAGGGCCACGATGATCGGTCCCTGGGGCGGGATCGCCAACATGGAAGAGGAACGTCTCGCCGGCCTTCACCTTCGGGGCGAGGTACTCGTCGTTGAGGATGTCGCGGTACTTCCACACGAACGCGCCGGGGAGATCGTAGCGGAAGGCGCGCGGCTTCATACGGCCGGCGTCCGCAAACGGGGCCGGGGTCCAGGGGCCGGGCTTCCAGGCATCCTCGGGCAGAATGAGGTGAGCGCGCGCCTTGAGCGTCGCATCCGCCACCGCCCGCGGAACTGTCTTCCCGCAGACAGGTTCAGTTGCGGCCGCGTTCGGCCCCGCCACCCCTACCTGCGCGATACCCTTGAACAGCTCGGACAGAAACTTCTGCACCAGTTCGGCGGACTGCTCGGTGGGCTCAAAACCATAGACCGCGCCCATGATGTAGACACCGCCGCAGTCGGTGAGGATCGAGACGGCCAATTCGTCCACCGGTGGCGAGGGCGCTGGCGCCGGGCGCGCCATACCCTGATGCCACACTTGACCGGACAGCGCACGCGCCTCGGCCGTCGCCTTCTCCCACTCGATGCGCTTGAAGGTCTCTCCCGGCTTCCCGCCTCCGCCACGGTGGACGGTCCGTTCAACCAGACTGCAGCCGCACGGCGCCGTCTCGCCAACACGGAGACTGCCCGACCCGGCCGGCGTCTCCCACGAGCACACATCCGGTCCCAGCAGCCCCGCAATCTCCTCCCTCGATGGCGTCCTCGGAGAGGAGTTGATGAGGGCCAGAACCTTGTCGGCCAGGGCGAGGCTGTCGTCTTTGGTCATCGGGGTCCCTTCCAAAGGGGCTGCGTCTCGCGGTCGATACCGCCGCCGGTGTCTATTCCCTCAGCAAGGCGCTCCACCCGCTCGACCGTGGCTTGGCGCTCGCTGGACGCATCCTCGCCCAACGGGTTCGGTATGACGGTCACCTGCGGCAGCCCGCGTTGCGCGTACCCGTCTGGCAAGATGGCGTGCACCTCATCCTCGGGGCGCGCTGCTGGCGGCAGCGGCTTCATCAGCCCGATCCCGTGCATGTCGATCGCCCCATCCGGCATGAACGCGTGACCGTACCCGGCTGCCTTGAGCTTGCCGGCGATCTCGTCGTAGGCCTCGGCGGAGACTTCCAGGCCGGCGTAGGTGTAGGTGGTGCGGGTCAAATCGTGCGTCCCCCACGGGTAATCCGCCACTCCGGCGGAACCAGCTTCTCCAGCTGCTCGATGGCGTAGCTCGCCGGCTTGGGCATGTGGTGACAATGCGGGCACAATGCCTGCACCCCATCATGCGGGCAGTGCAGCCCCCACCACTCCTTCCCGCACTCGGGTTGCGGGCACGTGCGCAAGTAGTGCCACGGCTCCTCGCCGGGCTCGTCGGGGTCTGGGGTGAACTCGCAGTCACACATGGCGCTCACGAGTCGACATAGTCCAGCACCTCCACGGTCTCGAACGGCACGGCCGGCCTCAGCTATCCGGGTAGTCCGGCACCGGCGGCGCTTCGAACGACATAGGCGGTTGCGGGTCCATATCGTAGATCCGGCTCACCGCGTCTATCAGATCGTCGTGGGGTGCAAAAGGAAAGAGGCAGAATTCCTCGAAGAATACACGGGTAAGATCGTAGATGTTGCCGTCCTCATCGACCCTGCGGATAGGGTCCATGATGCGGTAGTGCTCACTGTTCGCCTTGCATCTGCGCTCCTCGGCATGGGGACCGCGCACGGCCTCGTAGGCGATCTCGTCGGACCCTTCCTTGATCTGCCAGCGGGCGACGCCCAGCGCTGGATGCGACACCTTCCAGGGCACGAAGAACGACTCGCCGCGGAAGTCCGGCTCCAGCCGGCCGACGCGCTTCTTCTTCGATTCCCCGCCCCGCTCGCCGGTCCAGTTCACTTCCTCGATGCCGAAGTAGACCTTCTCCACCCGCTGGCGCTCGGTGAAGTAGTCGAGGTCCGACTGCATGCCGTACCTCTCCCAGGCCACCTTGACCATCTGCACGCCGATCATGTTCGACCAGCGCTTGTAGAGGTCGCGCAGGCGCTCCCAGCGCTCGGAGAGCGCCATCCTGTGGCAGAAGCCGTCCAGGAGGTACTTGTTGCCCAGCGTGTCGATGCCGATCACGGCGATGGCCGTGCGGTCGGAGGTCTTGTTGTGGCCGTGGCTCGGGTCGCCCATGATGTAGACGTTCATCATGGAGGGGCGGACGTAGTAGGATCGGAGCCACTTGGGGAGGAAGGTGTTCTCCTCGCCGGCCATCGGGTTCTGCATGTACTGGGCCGACACCGTGGCACGCTGCTCGCGCTTCACCTGCGCCCAGGTCTCGGGCGAGACGAACACCGGGTTGCCGTTGAGCGTATCGTCGTCGGTGGCCGTGTACACGCGCGGGATGACGATGGCGCGCGCCGGGTCCAGCAGATAGGCGTATGGGTCTCCGTAATGGTAGCGCGTGCCGATGAACCACTTGCGCGTGCCGTCGCCGACGCCGAGGTTGAAGGAGAGCTGCGTACGCTCGATGGCCTTCTTGACCTGCTCGGGGTTGGTGACGGTGCGCTCGTTGATCACGTCGTCGTAGACGAGCAGGTTGAAGTGCTTGCCGGTCGGCAGCGCCTCGATCAGGCCGTGGCCTTCCAGCGTGGCCTCGCGCGGGTTGCCCTGGCGCTTGACGGTGATGCCTTCCCCGACCGCCCAGGAGCGAGCCTGCTTGCGCTCCTTGCCGTCCTTCCACAGCACGTCGGGATAGAGCCCGATCAGGAGGTCGTTGCCCTCCAACTCCTCCTTCACCTGAGAGACGAACGGCTGCGCCATGTCCTTGGTGTTGGAGAAGATGCAGATGCGGACCTCGGGGTCGCAGAGGATCTCCTGGATGACGCCGGCGAACGTGATGATGGACGATTTTCCATGGGCGCGGGCCCACAGGTCCAGGTGGCCGTCGGGGTTCAGCTCGACCTCCCTGCAGCGCTCATAGAGCCACGGGTGGATCATGTCGCGGCGGTTGCACAGCCCCGTCAGCAGGAAAAAGCGGTCATTGCACCCCAGCAGCGCCATCTCGGCGCCGTTCATGGCGGGAACGACCTCGCGGTAGAAGTGCTGGGCCCTCTCGAACGAGAACCAGATCAGATTGGTGATGTAGCGAACAATCTCGGGGCGGGCGCCCTTGGCAAGGTAGCGCTCGCCGCGCAACGGGCGTGACATGGAACCTCAAGCGGATGTGGTTGCGGTGGCGCGCGCGGGCTAGTGCGACCGGAACGCCTTGCGGGGCTTCATGCCCGAATTGCCGATGTGCCAGAGCCCGCACCGCTTGCAGCGGTAGGCCTCCAGGCCCTCGGGCTTCCTCTTCTTGGCGGAGCGCAGGACGCGCTTGAGCACCGTCATGGCCTGGCCGCGCGTCTCATGGCCGACCTTGCCGGTGCTGCAGGAGATGCGGTCCATCGACACCGCACGGCCTCCCTCGTCGCAACCCTTGTCGGACCGCTGGGGGTCAGAACCCTGCCGCCGTCCTGGTGCGACCGGCAACGATGGCCTCCGCCTCGGCGCGACCGGCCTCGGTGAGCACGAAGTGCTCCCCGTTGCCGGCGATCATCCCGCGCTCTGCTACGCCCAGCCAGTCGTTGGCGCTGCCGACGAGGAGATGCTCTGCGGATTTCATGGTGGACGGCACCTTGAGCCGCCCGTCCAATTGCTTCTTGGCCGCTCCGCCGGCCTCGTAGAGGGTGGCAATCATGCTGCGGTAGAGGTGGGGCAGTTGGGACATGGGGTTCCTTACGTCTCGATTCTCTGTCGTGCGGCGATGCGCTCGTCGCGTGCGGCCGGGGTGTCGAGCACAGCCACCTCCTCCGGCTTGGGCTGCGCGAAGCGCCCGTCAGGGGTGGGGATCAGCCACTTGGGGTCGAAGCCCTGCTCGACCTCGCCCTGCGACCGCTGCCTGCCGGCGGCTGCATGCGAGCCGAAGCGCATCACCCACAAGGCCATGGCGGCTTCCTCGATGGTGAGGTCGCGCATCGCTACTGCCGAGCGTCCTTCCGGGACTTGCGCTTGGGTGCGGCCGTACTGGCCGCATCGAGCCGCTGCATCACGATGTCGGCCGCCTTCTCCGCCGCGATCCGCACATCCATCTCGCGATACCAGTGCAGCCGGCACTTGGAACTGTCGCGGCCGTAGTTGAGGCACTCGCACTCGGGCGGCCCGTCGCTTGTCATGCCTGCTCGTCCTTGGGCTTGTTGCGCTCCGCCAGCACCGCGGCCACCTCCTCCCGTGTGGGCTTGGGGAACTGGGGGAGGGTGTCGTTGTAGCGCCTCAGCCGGTTGGCCGAGCCGCCGCCCAGCGGGCGCACGACTTGGGCAGAGCCGGAGGCGGCGAGCTCCAGGCGCACGTGATCGAGCGCCGGGATGTCGGGCAGGACCTCCTTGAGCGCCAGGACCGGGAACCGGCGCCAGTCCCAGGCGCGGAGGGTGTCGCCGTGCAGGGACATGAACTCCGCGGGGAGCTTGAAGACGATGTGGGCGTTGGGGCCTGTCTCGCTGTTCCTCGGCATCACTGCTTCGCGGCTCCGTTGGCGTGGCCGTTCACCCTCGGGGCGCCGGCCTCATAGCGGGACAGGACCTCGGCCAAGCGGCCATCCTCCGGACGCTGCGGGGTCACGTCCTCGACCTTCACGGCCCCGCCATCCTCGCCGGTGACCACGTTGTTCACCCGCTGCTTCCACTTGTCCTTCTGCCGGTTGGTGAGCCAGAAGATGGCGGCCCCCGTATCGGGCGGCTGGATGCGGCGCACCTTCACCATCTCGATCTTCTCGATCTCGGAGACCTTCTTGCCGTCGGCGTAGGTCACCTCCTTGAGCTTGATCGGCACCTCCTCCTCGAAGTCGTAGCCGGTCGCCCTCTTATTGAGGCTCACAGCCACGGCCATGTCCGTGACGATCTTGCCCTCTTTTATGGACTCGCAAAATTCCGGGTGATCAACCTTCCAGCGGTTGATAGTGCTCTCGTCAACGTCGAAGAACTCGGCCAAGTCCTTGTCCTTGGCGCCCAGCTTGCAAAGATGCGTCGCCTGCGAGCAGAACTCATCCCGGTACGCGGTCGGCCTCCCCGGTCCTTCCTGCTCGGCAAGCCCGTGCGCCTTGAGCCATTCGATGCGGAGTCGGACGGGAGTCGCTTTCATCTCCCGCTTGGCGTTGGCATTGATCGCTGTCGCCTTCATACGCGAGCAGTCACGCGAGGCTCGGTAGGCGGCGGAGATGCCGAGCCCGTCCACCGCCACTGCGCGGGCGAATGCCTCCTGCTTCTTGGAGCGCAGCTTGGCGCTCCCCTGGTCTCGCTTGGCCACGATACCGCCTCTGCTCAGTACCCCCTGCCCAGCGGCTTCTCGCGCTTGGGCGGCGGGGTGGGCTGCTTCTTCGGCGGGTAGGTGTCCGGCACCTTGGGGGGCTTGGGATACGACTTGGGGCCTTTGGCCATGGGGAAGCGGCTCCTTCACGGATGGTGTGAACGCGTGAAAGCCGGCACGCGGGATGCGGCCGGCTGGGACTCGGGCTGAACGGTAGCGTGCGGCTACTTGGTGCCGGACACCGGTTGCGGATCGAGCACGAACCCTGGCGGGAGACCCGCCGATGCCGGTGCCCACGGCACATCAGGCTCGGCTGCGGTCTGGCGCCGATCGGTAAAGTCGATGTCGGGCAATTGTGCGCTCGGTTCCGGAAAGCGCCTCAGGCATACCTTCTCCACGTGCGCATAGATGTGGCGCGGCCCGTTGCGCAACTCTGCGACCATGCACTCATCGAAGGACTTGGGCTGCGTCCAGTACCAGAGGGCGGCGACACCCAGCAGCACGCCGACGCTAGCCTTCCATGCCCAGGGCGGCAGTGCTGCGAGCGCCCCGCGCATCATGCCTGCTTACGCTTGGGCTTCTCGGCTTTCGCCTTCCACGCAGCGTCAACGAGCTGGCGGATCAGCTCAGCCCTGGTCAGCACCGGCCGCTCCAACACTCGCAGATCGTCGAGCTTTGCCAGGAACTCCTCATCGCAGCGCATGTGCAGCGTGTCGGTGAACCGGACCGGAGCGATGTTTCCCATGCGTAATCACGTAGCACGGGCACTTTTGCGCATCCAGTAGCCGCCTGATCACGAAGATTTGATCAAAAGCCACTACTTGACGCCCTTATGGGGCGTTCACATGATCACGCGATGTGCTATCTTAGGATCAGCAGGCGACGATCTCGCAGCCGACGCTACCGGGGGGAGCACCTCTCAAATCGGGGCCATAGGGCGAGACGGCGGGCCGAAACAGACTACCGGCTCTTCTGTTGGGCGACTTCACAACCAACGGAGGACAGCATGACTGCCGCTCAGATCACCACGGAGAAGTTTGACGAGCTGCTTGCCGAAATCCTCGACGAGGGCAAGGCGAGCGCTCTACTGACGATCCCCGGTGTCTACGAGGTTCTCAGCGAGCACTTCAACAACGAGGTGCTCAAGCGGTGGGCCTCAGAGCTGATGGACGACTTCAACTACGTCGGAAGCCGCCATCACTACTGATCTCCGGCGGCTTTCGGGCCGCCCTACAGGAGAGCCGGACGAGCTACCAGCGTCTTCATGGGCAGCAACCATGGAGGAGCCGATGTACAAGGACGGGACGGAGATCTACGCGAGCTGCGACATGTACGACGTGTCCGGCCCGCTCGTGGGCGACCACGAAGACCTCGACGGCATCGTCACGGTCCGCGACGAGATGGATGGCAAGGTCGTGCGCCTCAACGCATGGCTTTGGTCGATCGAGGTCGTGGACCCGCCGCCAACCCGTATCGAGTGACCGGCGCAGCCGCTTCGGCGGCTGCCCTTGAGGGCGCTGGCCCTACCTCTGCCTCGCCGGACCCAACGGATGGATCGTCCGCGAGGCGATCGCTCAACAGAAACGGGTGATCTCATGCTCTTCACGACCCGGGCCGGCATTGCGCTGCTCATCTTCTTCGCCATGAACATGCTGGTGTTCGCCCTGCTCAACGTTGTGGCGGGCGAGTACCTGGTGGCCATCGGCGACGTTGTGAGCGGGCTCATCGCCCTCGCTTTCCTGCCCAAGCACAAACCACACCGCGTCTGACTTGCCTGGAAGGGCGGGCCTCGCAAGGGCCTGCCCCTCTCGGGCTCTCCGCCTCCTCGACACACCAGGAAGGCCCGTTAAGGAGGCGGGCTCGCATGACAGACTTCACCATCATCAAGATCGGCGATGTCTACGGGCTACTCCCGCTCAACGACACCGCCCTGAACTGGCTCATTCGTCACGGCGCCGTTCTCGCCAAGTTCGACCCCGACGGCCTTGCGAGCATCGTCGCAAGCATCCGGTCCGATGGCCTGACGATCACGTCGTGACGCCAGAGGGCGCCTCTCACAGGGCGCCCGACGGCCTCCCCTCCACCATTCGGACACATCGGAAAGCCCCGAAGGAGGGGGCACCTCATGATCGCACGTTTTACCTACAGGCTCGTGTCGCTGTTCTTCCTGCTGGCTGGTGTCGGCTGTTGGCTCACTGGCGCCCTGTTCACGGTCAGCCTGTTTGCCCACGGCTTCACCCCTCAGGTTCTCGCCCTCACCATCTGGGCGTTTGTCCTGGGTCCTCTGCTCATGCAGTCCAGCGGGGAGGCGTGGCGAGCCGCGCGCGACCACTACTACATCCGCTACTGAAGCCGGAGGGCGCTCTCCTCACCCGGGGAGCGCCCGCAGGCTTCAACCCGGCGTGCCGGGCTCGAGCAGGTTGTGCATCCGAGCCCGGCCGCCTCTCCCATGTTTGCCGGGCGCACCCTGCAAGGTGCGTCCCGCTTCCCCCTCACAACCGGAACTTGGAAGGGCCCGAAGGAGGGGGCCACACATGGCTCACTTTTCCTACTACCTGCTCCGTGGCTCTGCAATCGTCCTGGGAGGCTCCTGCACCTACTGGTCCGCGCACCAGACGTGGGAGCACTCGCCATGGGACTTCACCGGTCCCCTTGCAGCTGTCGCGGCTGCCGCGCTGTTCATCTACGTCGGGCACGCGGCGAAAGGCCGTCAATGGGTGCTCTTCAGCGTCTTGGGCGTGCTGGGGCTCCTGGCGGCGGCCATCTCCAGCTCTGTGGTCCTGCAGCGCAACGCCGAAAACCAGGCGAAGCGCGAGGCGAGCGCGCAGAGCGGTAACCTACCCCGGCTGGCGGCCGACAAGGCCCTGGTCGCAGCAGAGGCGGAGCTCAAAAAAGCTTCGGCCGAGGCAGCAGTTGAGTGCGCGAAGGGTGACACCGTGAAAGCGGTGCGCACCAAAGAGGGAGGGGTGAAGACTCTCATCATCCCGAACACGAGGTGCAGTAGCCTGACGCAGCGGGAGACAGAGGCGCGCGCTCGCGTCGAAACAGCCCGCCAGAAAGTGGTGAAAGCTGGCGCTCTGACCGCCGAGAACCCCGTCGCCTCGGTGATGGGCGGATGGGCGGAGACGTTCCACTGGGCCATGGCTGTGGCCCCAGCCATCTGGCTGGAACTTGCAGCCCCCGCGCTTCTCGCCTTCGGCTTTGCGCCCTGGCCCCACAAGGACCAGCCGCCGCTGCGGAAGGCCAAGCGGCGGAAGAAGAAGCGGCCTCCTCGCAAGCCGACGCCTGCCGAGGCCCCGTCTGCCGAGGTGCTACCCATGCGCCCCAGGCGGAAGGCCTGATCCCAACCCCGGTCCGCCCCGTGCGGCCGGGGTTTTTTCATCACCAGCACCGAGGAGCGGCAGTGTTGCCGAATCTCACAGCAAAGGAGTACCTTGAACCCATGCCTGCGACCATCGAAGACCACGAGCGCCGCATCGCTGCCCTGGAGAAGGCGCAGACGGCCACGGGTGAGAATGCCATCGCGCGGCTGGAGCAGAAGGTTGATGCCATCCTCCCAGCCGTCGCCAGAACCGTGGCCGAGTCGGAGAAGCGCGTCACCGACGTAGCGAACGCCGCCGTGAACCGCATGGTCGACATCCTGAACGAGCGGTTCGACGAGGTGATGGAGAAGCTCGACCGGCCCAAGAAGCGCAAGGCGAAGAAGTAAACCTCAGGATCTGATCCGGGGGCGACCCGCCTACCCGCCTGCACCCCATCGAACCCCGGCCCAGCACCTCCGCTGGCCGGGGTTTTTCGTTTCTGGAGCCCCATCACTGCCCCGGCGGCAGGTACAGGCACCACAGCCGGTCCTGATAAAAACAGGCGTGCATGCGGTGGTCCCTGCTCTCCCGCACCGTGGTCTTGTCCGTCTTGGGCTTGGTGCCGAGCGGGGTCGTCACCACCATGACGGGAGCCGATGCCGAGTTGGCTGCCACGTAGGTGACATGGCTCACCGGAGCACAGTCACCACCTCCGCAGCACTCTGGATCGTAGAGGTGGGCGTCGTGGGCGAAGGCCTGCCCGATCCAGCCCCACACCAGGAGCACGATGGCGAGCGTGGCGATCACCCGGTCGATGGGCCGGGGCCGGTAGGGACAGGACGCCGCCACGTGCTTCAATGAGCTGCAAATGGTGCAGACCATGGGCTCCAGGCTCCCCTTCGCATGCCTCTCCCGTTGCCCTATGCCCCTGAAAACGCGAAAGCCACCCGACTGGGGTGGCTCTCGTGCCTGCAGCTGAGCTGACAGGCGGGTAATCTGGGGGCAGCGAGGGTGAGGGGGCTACATGGCTGGGCTCCTGTGTCCGGTTCACTCCGCCTGCAAAATTCCCTGACCCGGAAATTGTCCTTTCCGGGGTGGGCTGGCAGGGTCCCGCACACGCGCATCTACGACACCAGCGCGCTTGTAGCTCCTCGCACCAACGGGAATGCCACGCTCAGGCTGATCGGCGATGCCGCACAATACACGTGCGGATCATGTACAGAATCGTATAACCTATGGAGTCCACTTCATGCAAGAGGGTGCGCGACGATGCGAGGCGAGATCTCGCATCCTCACGCCCGCTCCACCGCCCAGGCCGGAACCGTCATGACTCTCGGCGCCCCGATCATCCAGGCATGGATCTGCGCCTTGTCGCCGTCGAACCCCATGAGCACGGGCGGCCCCTTCTTCTCCGGGTCCGGTCCCATCAGATCGACCAGAGCCCCATCCTTGTAGATCGCCGATACCCGCACTGCCTCCCCCGGCTTGATCGACTTATGCACGGCCGTCAGCGCCTTCTGGGACCCCTCCAGATCGAGCCTCCTCAGCGTTGCGATATCGTCGGCAGAGAGCACGTAGGGCTTGCCCCGCTCGATGCCCAGCACCTGCAGGGGTACTCTGCCATCGCGTGACTTCCCGTAGAAGAACCCCGCCACGGCGACCATGCGCTGATAGTCCTCCGCAACCGCATTGCGACGGAAACCGAAGTAGCAGGTGCAATGGATGATGGCGACGGGCTTGTCGATGCGCAGGCCCCGCGGCCCACGCCTGCTTTTCATGTCCGTCGG